AGATAAAACCTACTTGGATGTCAAAAACGCACGGGTGACATTTTTAGAGGCCCGTCCACAGGCTCAGTCAGAAGAACTAGCATTCTGATTACGGAATGTTACGGGGCTCCGAAAGGGGCCCTTTTTAATGCCACACTGTATTCAGTTCGGAGGAACACCATGAACTACGACGAAGCAGAGATGGCTCCTGGAACCACAGGCCTTCTCTGGGACGAGACCCCACCATTGAACACCGCGATCGTGCGTCCCTATGTGTGGGCTGTACTGATGCACCGTGGCGCTTGCCGCCCCTCTGAGGTGGAGGCAGCCATCGCTCAGACCTGCTCTGTAGAGGATCTCAAGGTCGGCCTTTACGACGACGGCGACGAGAATCTGACACGAGTTGAGTACCTTGTTGGACAGGTGATGGCCGAGTTCATTATCGAAGGCCTTTGCCGCTACAACGAGGAGAAGGATATGTGGGTCTTAACGGCCAACAACGTGACCAAGCTGATCAACGTGGCCACTGCTGTCGACGGCCAGCTCCCTCGCCATGTACTGCAGGAGTTTGCCGCCAAGAAGCAGGACACCCCTGCTAAGCGTCGCATCGGTCTAGTCTGATGGGCCGCACGCTAAAGGATGGCACCTGGAAGCCCAAGCCATCAGCAAGCAAGGAGTACGAGCGCCTCTCACAGCCACCCCATCCCTTGCCTATATTACGAAAAGGCACAGAAGTCAAAGTCTTCTGCGGCGCTGGCTGGCAGAAAGGTAAAGTGGTATCATCCACTAGAGACTTCTGCACTGTCTACCTGTCCCAAGGTCGTAGAAACACCACCTGTCGGGACGCCCGAAACATCATCCTCGCCTGAATCACCATGACACACGATCCGATCAACAACCCCAGCCACTACGCCGAAGGCCGTCAGTTCGAGCCCATCGACGTTATCGAGGACTGGAAGCTCAACTACCGCATGGGTAACGTGCTCAAGTACGTCAGCCGTGCAGGTCGCAAGCAGGACGCCATCGAAGATCTCAAGAAGGCTGTCTGGTATCTGCAGCGTGAGATTGAAGTGCTCGAAGGCGCTCGCCCCGAATCACAGTATGTCCCTAATTACGATGAAGTCTACGAGTATTTCGTTAACAATGTGCCTTATGATGCTACAGATAGCGTTGACCTCTGGGATCCTGCTCTTGGCCCAACTGAACCAGTCGGCGATTACGAGCTTGCCCTTCAAGAGATTGACCGCTACCTGGATGCTCCATTAGGTAGCCCTGAACGGGAGCGACTCGAAGACGCGACTGATTTCGCGGCTTACTATGAGGCCAAGCATCACCCCATCAGCCCACCTGAGCCCATGGGTGACTACCAAGGGCCACTCTATGCTCCGCATCCTCAAATAAAAGAGACCGCGCATGTGGACTACACTGGCCAAGCAGAGTGGGATGACAGCGGCAAAGATGAGAGTCAACTTGGTGATGACGACATCGTTCGCATCTTTGAGCGACGCGGACTGATCATCGGGGTTAAGAAGGGCGGTGGCTCTGTGATCTTGGGAGAGAGCAATGCTTGATCCCGTCTTTCTCGTTGCTGCACTGTTGGTCAGCCTCGCGATCTTCTTCCACTACCTAAGACTGGTATGCTGGTGGTATATCACAGAGGTTCACAATGAGCCAGCTGACCTGGTAGACTATGACTAGAGGTTTTATGCCATTCTAGTGAAGCTACAAGACTTCTGGACCCACGTCACCCCTGCTCCCGCCGACATGTGCTGGGAGTGGGGGCGTTCCATTGGAGGCCCTGGGTATGGGGTTTGCTGGATTGATGGCAAGTGCCACAATGCCCACAGAGTTGCCTACACCTTGAGCTACGGACTGCCCATGAAGGGCTTGGACGTTAGGCACCTGTGCCATAACAGGCGGTGCTGCAATCCAGCTCATCTAGCGTCTGGCACCCGCAAGCAGAACATGGAGGACAGCGTCCGCGATGACAGAACGGCCAGAGGTGAAAAAGCTGGGCCTGGGAAGCTGAGCTCTGATGAAGTGGCCCAGATTCGCAAGATGGCATCCTACCGCACGCAGCAAGCTATTGCTGACCACTTCGGAGTCAATCAATGTCAGATCAGCAGGGTACTCAGGGGCAAAAGAAGGCTATACGACTAGAAGTGCGAATGCCTTTGTACTCGAAGGCCCGCCCAAGAGTCACCAGCCGTGGAGTATTCATGCCCAAGGCATACCGCGAAAAACAAAAAGAGATGAAGCGCCAGCTCAAAGAACAATGGGACGGCGAGCCATTAGAAGGGCCAATCTATCTAGAGCTTGTGCTAAAAGGGGAAGGTCGCGCAGACGCTGATAACATTATTGGAGCTCTGATGGACGCGGCCAACGGTCTGCTTTGGACTGATGACCGCGTTACCATCATCCCCAGGATCTCGGTATCATGGGAGAAGGCACCTAAAGCAGATTCTCTCTGGCGGATTACTATTCATGACGCTGGGTAACAGGCAACTTTCAATGCTGGCTGTCGAAGCCTGTATCGATAGCTACGTTGAGTACGGAGTTCTCTCCGCAGGGAGCGAGATCATGGCTCGCTCTTTTTCTATCAGAGACGGCAATGCCGCTGCGAACATCTACCAAGGGCGGGACTTTAATGTCATCTGCTTCCGTGGCACTGATGACGCGATGGACTGGATAGGGAACATGCGGTTAACGCTGGCCGAACCTCGCTACATCAAGCCGTACCGCCGAATGCTTCCATTCGTACCGAACGCTCGCCCGTTGGTGCATCGTGGCTTCTACCATGAGTACCAGCGGCTCCACGAGGAGGTTCTAGCAGCAGTGGCTAGGATCGATGGGGAACAGGATCACTGGCTGGTTACAGGTCACTCCCTGGGCGGTGCAATGGCCAACGTGGCGGTTTTGCGCGAAAGCTTTGGCGCCAGCATTGACCTGGTTACCTTTGGCTCACCCCGATGGGGCAACAAGGATGCCTGCTGGCTGGCTAGTCAGTACACCAACAGGATGCTGCGCTTCAGGAACGGGATTGATATAGTGCCATTGTTGCCAGCCCCGCTAGGTCGCTGGAAGCACGCTTGCCCCGAGATCTGTCTCAACGGCTCTAACAGCAATCGCCCTGTTGGGGCACATAATATCTACGATTATCGCGTTGGACTGCAGCGGTATAATGGATAGAGATGCTGTGTCTGCGTGGCGGAAGTTTCGTACAACCAGTCTGACTTTGATTATCGTCGAGAACCTGGCGAGAATCAGTCAAGCCTGAAGAAGATCCTGGAGAGCCCTGCGCACTACAAGGCCGCCAAGAAGACTAAGCTCATCCCCACTCCTGCCATGGAGATGGGGACTGCTTTGCATTGCCGCGTGCTAGACGGTGCCACTGCTTTCGAGAAGCAGTACGTCAAGAAGCCTGACGGGCTTTCGCTAGCCACCAAGGAAGGCAAGGCCTGGAAGGCTGAGATGGGCCGTAAGAAGGTGCTCGCAGAGGGCGGCAAGGACGACCCCTGGGGCTCCGTGCAGGGTATGACCGAGGCCCTGGGGCAGCTGGCTTACTTCGATCCCACCCAGAAGGATTACATCAAGTACAACGAGGTCTCAATCTATTGGGAATGGGAAGGGGTTGAGTGCAAGGCTCGCCTGGACCGTGTGGACGTTGAGAGGGGCCTGGTCCTGGACCTCAAGACGACTGATACCATTGAGCCAGAGCTGTTCACCAAGAAGGTGATCGGACTGGGTTATGATTTCCAGGCCGCCTATTACGCCAAGGCGGCAGAAGAGGCGTACGGAAAGCCGTTCCGCTTCATCTTTGCTGCAGTCGAGCGCAAGGCTCCTTACTCCGTCGACCTTTTTGAGGTGTCTGATGAGATGCTGGAAGAGGGCATGCGCAAGTGTGAGGCAGCACTTCGCCGCCTGAAGCGTTGCCAGGAAAGTAACGATTGGTCAAATAACGCTCCAGCCATCAATACCTTACGATATCCTGGGTGGTATCAACCCTTCATTGAAACCCAAGAACCTGAGGAGGACCTCTTTTGAACCGCGAAGTCCACAACGCCAGCCTTATCTCCATCACCCCTGATGCAGAGAAGCAGATCGTCTACATGGCACGGGTGTCCAACCCGTCCAACCAGGCGAACACCGAAACATCACCTAGGCTGATCAAGTATCTGATCAAGCATAAGCACTGGTCACCTTTCGAGATGGCCAGCATGCAGGTGTAGATCAATACCACCCGCGCAATCGCTGCCCAGGTGCTCCGTCACCGCTCCTT